CTAATGTGAGGGCTCCACCGCCAGAAGCATTAAGAACCTTCTGACCTAGTCCCTCATCGATAAGGGCGTTAATTCCCTTAAAATCCTTAGCGGTTCCTGTTCCATCGAAAAAATATTTGTCATATGTTCTAGACATGGCTTTAGCAAACTTGGCATACTGCCTTGCTTTAACTGAAGTTACATTGCCACGAACACGGACAAGATAATTATCAACGAATACCTCACCACCAAGGATGGCTGTACCAAAATAGCGTTCCGTGTCTGTGCCATGAGTACGTGAATACGACTCATTAACATCACGGAAAGCTGGTGCTGGTAACGTGTTTTCTACCTGTACTTTAAGTGCGTTTCCAGAGATAGACGTTTGAGGCAACATTTCAAGAATCGGAGACTCTTGAATTAGAGTTTCAACAACTCCACGCTTCAACTGGTCATCACCGTACTTAGCAGCTTCAAGTAGGGTAACGCTGCCTGTAGGCATTTTTTACCTTCCTTTAGGTTGTTTAGTGGTTAATAATCGAAACCTATTTGCGCTTATTTTCCTTCTGCTCTAGCGCATATTCGATAGCTGCTACTCCACTCAACCTTTCAGGATTAATAATCGATGTAGGTTGACCTGAGACTGCACCCACCTGTTGTGCTCTAGTGATAGCTTCAGCGTCAGTATGAATCGGAGCTACTGGTTCATCTCCAAGAAAATCTTGGAGTTGGTTTTCTAGTTCTTCTCCGTCATACCCACGTTTGGCTAATAGGTCCCTGGCTAACTTTTCTTGCTGACCTCTTCGATCCTCTTGGATCTCCCTGGCTCGCTGTTCAAGTTGGCCTATGTCAACGCCTTTTAAATCCTGTGGCTCAACAAGTGACAAACCGTGCTCTGAAATCACTTCATGTGCTTTCAAGCCGACAAGTTCACTGGCAAGCAGTTTGTTTTCTTCAAGCGTTTGCTCCAACTTTTGTCGGAGCGCTCCACCCGACATCTGGGATATTTCATCTTCGTCATCGAATGGCATATGTATCTCCTTGTCTAGTACGCTTCTGAATCCAAGGGGAATCCAGAAGGATGTATATATCTAAGTATACCTTGACATTCGGTGTCAAGTGTTAATACAAGGTACCAGAACCTGAACGGCCTACTTGACTTAAACGGTTTCCTTGCATACTTGTGGCGAAACCTCCGCTACCACGACTTAAAGCTTCCTCAGATTGACGAGCTCTTGTCAAAAGATCTGTTTCTTCTGCCCTGTTTAAGAACACTGCTTCCTCAAAATCTGCTTGAGTGAACTCACCTATACCTTGACCTTGTACGTTAGTTCTAGACAGCATGGCATTTATCATCCCTTGCTGACCTTTGAAACTGCCGTAAGCTTTCAATGCTTGAGCACGACTAATACCAGCTTCCCTAATAGCCCTTACTCTGTCTAAAGAAGGAGCTACTAAACCTTGTTCAGAGGCAGCTCCACCTATAATTGCAAATTGGTAAGCCTCTGTTAATTCATCAAATTCCAACAGAGGATCATTTTGTGTCACATCCCCTATATATAATGCTTCTACTAATGCTTGTTGTTCATCTCCAGACAAAGCATTGATTCTTGCTAAAGCACCTTCAGGTAAAACACCTTGAGATTCTAAACTTGTCAACTGCTCTAAAGTCTGCTCTCTTATAGCGTCAGTCCAATTAGCTAACTGTTCAGGATAACTATAATTAGCATCCAAAACATTTTGATTATATTCAGCTATCAGATCAGTAGCTGCTTTAGGATCTACAACTGCCTGATACAACATTTCTACAGGAACATCCATATTTGCATAAGCTTTAAAAGCTGTTCTAACACCACTAGAAGCGTTGTTCAGATTACGGAAAGTATCCAACCTTTGAGACAACTCATCTGTAGAGATACCACGCTCCATGAACGCTGCATAATCTAAAGGACTTTCAGTGTTGGGATCAAAAATCAAACGTTCACCTATACTCCCAGCATCTCTCAACACATTCCTGTATTCCCTGACTTGGTCCACGTAATCCGCTTCGTCTAAAAACCTCATGCGACCTTGCTCATCAGTGATCCCTGGGAAAGCCGCAAGATACTGTGGTGATTGTCTTATCTGAGCTTTCAAAACATCGTCATCAATATTGTTTTCTATAGCATCTCTTATCATGTCTTCCAAACCAAGATCTCTAGCCCAAGAAAAATTGACATTAATCCAATCGTAAACAGCGTTCCTAGTCTGATCGGAAGTTGTTGGACTCATATCAGGATTAGCCACTGGATTACCATTTGCATCTAAAATTTGTACTTGACCATCAGCACCAAGACCCATGTCTGCCGCAGGTCCACCTCCTCCAAGCATGTTTTTTAAAGTATTATGAGCTGGATTAACAGCAGCTACATTGTAATCCCTTACACCTTCTCTGACAGCAAATGGCTCACCACTACGAGTCACTGCTCTCCAATTATCTAAACCTTCAGCAGTTCTAACAAAAGCATTTTCACCACCACCAACAAGCTGACCCATTATGTCTTCTAATCATATTTTTGGGATTGTCTATAATCTATTTGCATAATAATCAACAGCTTCGTCCCAACCCATACGGTTACCATCTTCATCTGTTGGAGCCTCTCCTCTTCTTTGCATAGCATCCACTTCTGCCGCTACATCTTCTCTAGTCATATTCATTCTGGGATCATTAGCCCATTGTGTTTCTTTAATAGACATGACTTGTTCTTTTACTTCTGCTTCAAATTCTGCTGGACTTTTACCAGCAGGATCTACATCAATAAAAACATTAGTTCTTTGCCCTTCAAACTGAGGAACAAACAACTCACCAGTAATAACATCCCTCTCAACAGCCCCCATATTTGCAGCAATCTGCAACTGGTAAGGAGTCCAATTTTCTCTTGGTAATGCATCCATCAGAAAATACCTCCACCACGATTAAACCCAAAAGTGTTACCCAAAGTTCTCATCTTATCTGCCGCCACTTCCTTAGCTCTCTTAGATCTTTTCCAATCATCACTTTTACGAATCCTTGTCCTGAACTGTTCCAAACCTTCTCCAGCCTGTAACGCACTCATCACAAGACTATTATTAAAATCACCAGCAGGAACATCCATTTCAGAATCATGCAAAGTCATATAAGGACTAGCCCAATCTTTCGTAGCTAAAAACTCTGGTTTGTTAGGAAACTTCTGCATAGCAGTTTGACGAATATCATCCATAAAATCTGATTCAGACATACTATTCATCATCAAATCATTAGCTATAGCTTTAACATCCGCACCATAAACACCAGGGTCTAACCCCCAGTTACGGTACTGCTCTTCAACCCACGCTGTCTTATCAGCCTTGTCTTGATCCCATTGATTAGAAGCAATACTTTGTTCTCTGACAATCGTTTGATATGGAGACTCACCACTTGTACTAGATAAAGCTTTTTGCTTTACCTGAGACATAAATGGACCTACCTCTGACGCTCCAGAAGCGATAAGGAAAGCCCATTGAGCTATTGTGTTTGCACCTAACTTCTCAGTATCCCAATTAAACGACATCGATTGGATACCCACATAAGTCTCATATTGTGATTTAAGTTTCTCAACCCAACGAGCTTCTTCAGCGTCTCTTTCACCCTGAGTCCAACCACCCCACTGTTGCACTCTTAAAGATCTTGCGTTCCCCCACTCAGTGTTATCTATCCTGTCTTTGATGCCTTCAGCATCTTCTAACATGAATGGGTCAGCTATAATCTGTGCTATAACACCCTGAACACCTGCATCATTCAGAGCATCCATATCGCCTGCTACATTAATTTCAAACAGAAGCTCTTCAATAAAACCAACAAGAGGAACTGTTTCATCTTCTTCATCTTTTAATTGAAGTTCACCTGTTTGAGGATTTACCAAGTCACTGTAATTATGCACACCATCAGCAATAACCCAGCCTGTGCTGTTAGCCATCTCCGACCACTGGTCATAACTCAGATTTACATCCCCAAGACTTCCTGTAGCCATGCCGCTCAACTGGAAAGCAACCGCTCCACCAGTTTTCATATCTTCATACCCTGGGATAGATATAACTAAGAAAGCAGCTCTTTCTGTTGTGTTTACTGTAAATTGGTTCCCATGCTCAACTTGTGCAAAAGTCTCTCCCTGCGGAGAAACAATAGAAACTATCTGATGATAAGGACTAAATTCACTCAACTTGTTTTGAGGGTTAGGCCAATCAGCAGGGAAAGAACCTGGAGTAGAAGCTCCAAAAGGAGTTTCTAATATCTCTGTAATACCATGATCATCAGCGTTAGCGGTCAAAGCAGAATAACCATCACTTGACCAAGCGCTTAAAGCCTCCCCAGCTACACCATTAAATTCTTCTATACTTAAATCCCCTTGCATCAACGCATCACGAATAGGTTTAAAAGCCGCATCCTTAATAGTTGACACAGTCATGTCAATACCCTGTTGCATGTCAGCATAATTCATAACACCAAGATCGCCGCCCAAATCATTAAAGAACGACATACCTCTGTCTTGGCTCTCAATTACACGATTACCACGACCACCAAAAGCAGCATCATTAAACTTCCCCTCTTCACTCCAAAGTTTCGTAGTAGCAAGAGGATTAAACTCAGGAGAAGGATCTTCCTGATCTGGACTACTCTCATGAGCCATCCAAGTCATAAGAATCAGCATGTTCTCTGGGCTTACAGGAGCACCAAGTTTAGTCAAAACACCTTCAGCGA